AAAAGACCTTTGGATATCAACCAAAGTTTTCTTTAGCCCCTGATAATTAGGTACTGGCTTATTCATCATTACTTCGAGTTCCCTCGCTAACATACTTGCATCTTTCAATACATCTCTCCAATCATTCATCATCATCTTCCTCCTGTTCAAAACCGAACCTTTCTACTTTCTTTCCTTCTACCTGCTCCCTATAATCCCTGAATCTTTCACGAAGTCTTTCATTTCGTGTCATTTCTTCAGGCGCAGGTATATTTCCAGCACCAGTAGGAGTTGCTACATCTTCCTTTACATCTTCTGTAAAGCCTTTTACATCTCTTTGGCAGTTTTGATAGTGTTCATATAATGTAGGTGAATCTATTCCTAGATATTTCTTTTCTTGAGGTGTTAGTATTTTCTTTGGTTTAATGTCTACTTCAACTAACTCAAATTCGTTTGTTTCCATACTCCTACTTAATTGGTCACAAGTCAATTGTTTCTCAGATAATTGTTC